AAGAGTATGGCGATCTTGAAAGATTTACTAGAAAACAATTAGAAGAAGCCAACTTTGGCTGGGTATTCGATTGCCCGAGGATTAAAGTTAAGGAGGTAACAGAATGATAATATCAGATGAAGAATACCTAAAATTCATAGAAAACGGTCAAAAGTACGCTTTGGAGATTCTTAGAGAATATTTCAAAAACGATGATGAGGAGGTGCAAGATGATTCCAAGATTTAGAGCGTGGCATAATGAACTTGGTAGAATGATGTCGATAAAGAACATATGGTTCCAAGACAGTCGCCTTGAAGAACTTGAACTAAATGATGCAGTCATGAATGATTATATTACAGCTTATCCAGACGAAATTGAACTCATGCAGTCAACAGGACTCAAGGACAAAAATGGAAAAGAAATCTTTGAGGGGGATATCTTAAAGAGCAATAAATACATAACTAGCGTATTTTATGAAGAAGGTGCTTATTGTGTGAAGTTCTGTCGGACTACAAATACTACGGTAACTATGAATGTGATAAGTTTTATTGAAAAGTATAAAACTAAAGTCATTGGAAATATCTACGAAAATCCAGAACTTTTGGAGGACTGCAAATGACGAAATTTATTCAACTCATACCTTTTAAGTACGGAGAAGTAAAAAATCCTATAACGGTTAATGTGAGTTATATTACAACCGTTTTGAAAGATGATGATTATTTCAGCAAAGTGTTTGTAAGCGATGAAATCAAAGCTAATCTTAAAAAACAACTAACTGCTGACGAATTTTTGTATGTAATAGAACCAATGTATGAAAATATTGTTGCAATTTTAACTCAAAAAGAGGAGAAACAATGAAACGCTTTTTAATTGGCTATGCCTTACTCACGACTTGCCTATTGTTTATGCAGCGGTCGATTATAGACGAGCAAGAAAAGCCCTTACTTGTTTATTATGCAGATAATCAAGGATTAGGAATAAAAGGAATTGTAAGCGACAAGAAAAAAATAGGCAACTTATATACGGTAACGATAAATGATAATATTTTTGTGGTAAGTGAACGAAAATATCAAGAAATAAAAATCGGGGACGAGGTGGAACTTTGAAAGTTTACGTTGTGAGAAAATACTTGAAGGCTACAAGGATGGAATGCAATCGAACGTCACCATTTGAAGAAGTCGAATTTCAAACGAAAGAAGAAGCGATTGCGTATAGACAATCGCAAAAAAGAGACGTCTTCGATATCTATCAAAAAGAATTTTAAAAAGCTATCAGGCTAGAAAGGTGGGAAGTTTGAGAATTGAAACACGATACGGATATTTAATAGACGCGCTTAGACGCTATCCGTTCGATAAAGAAATAAAAGAACGTATCGAAGAAATTACTTTCCCGTATCAAAATTTTGATGAAAACTGGTATATCAAAAGTAAGACCGCAAAGAATACTCCCGAAGCCTTGAAAAACGTCATTATGAAAGAAAATGATCCAGAATTGATTCGACTTTATACGCTAACACAAGCGATTGAAGAATACAAGGCGGAGTGCGGGGTTACAAATTGGGAAGCAATCAAGGCTCTTTATGTGACACGCTCAAAGAACGTTGAAGGAGTGGCACTTGAACTCTTTATGTCAAAAAATTCGGTATATAGGCACGTTATCAAGCCGTTCTTTGAAGGACTAGAAAAGAAATATACAAGTATTTTTTTAAAAAGTCGCTAAAAGTTGGGAAAAGTGCACGGAAAAAGGTGATAAAATTGTATTATCAGGAGAAAAACGAAAAGAACTTTTTGAGGTGCAATAAAGCGCTTCTTACGCGGGCAAAAGGTGAGGCGGTTCGATTCCGCCCGTCCGCTTAGACAAGGTTTTTCATGAGTTTTCCTTGTCAACCTTTCCATTCTACTAGACAGCCCTTTTCGGGCTGTTTTTTGGTGCTTATATGAAAATCGAAACAATAAATATTGCTGACGTGGTGGAATACGAAAATAACGCGAAATTACACCCGCAAGAACAAATTGAAAAAATAAAAAAATCAATCCTCGAATTCGGAAATAATGATCCTATCGCAATAGATGAAAATAACGTCTTGATTGAAGGACACGGAAGATTGAAAGCCTTGAAGCAGCTCGGATTTGATGAAGTGGAAGCTATTCGATTATCTCATTTGTCCGAAGAACAAAAGAAGGCTTATATCTTGGTGCATAATAAGCTGAATATCGACACGGGCTTCGACGCTGATTTATTAAGCGCGGAATTAGAAGATATCTTTACCGTCGATATGAGCGAATACGGATTCGAATTTTCAGAAGTGGACCTCGGTTTTTCGGATGATGCACCAAAAGAGGATGAAGGGGAATTTCATAGAGAAACAACAATCAATCAGTACAATCTCGATTTATTCGAGCCCGGAAAAACTGAAGGGCGTTTTGAAATGCCTATCCTTGAACCGGTGGATCATATACCTAAAAAGTTACAAGGGTTTAATTACGTTCTAAACAAACCCGATTATGAAGCGGGCGTGCATTTCTTCCTTGACGATTATCAATTTGAGAGAATCTGGCAACGCCCGGAATTTTATATTGAAAAATTAAGTAAATTCGATTGCGTACTAACGCCGGATTTTAGCTTATATATCGATATGCCGGTCGCTATGCAAGTATGGAACGTTTACCGCTCGAGGTTAATCGGTCAAGTTATGCAACGTTACGGTTATACCGTGATTCCTACTGTATCGTGGGCGTATTCGGATAGCTTTTCATTTTGTTTTGACGGGTTGCCGGAAGGCGCTACACTTGCGGTTAGTACAATCGGAGTTAAACAGAATGAAGAACAATTTGAAATATGGAAAGACGGGATGGACGTCATGATTGAGCTATTGAAGCCTAAAAGATTATTGGTCTATGGTGGCGCGGTCGAATATGACTATGGAGATATTGAAGTACATTATTTTGAAAATGCAACGACAGAAAGGATGAAACGACATGGGCGGTAGAGGTGCAAGCTCCGGAAAAGTTAAAAAATCCGGTGGCGGAGGCGTAAAAGCTGAAGTAGTACAAACTGAAGCAAAACAACAAGAACAAACGAAGTCTTTTTTATTCAATAGGATAGACGAAATAAAAAAATTCGGTGATAGAGAATATAAATTAAAGAATATTCCAAGAGGCGCGAAAGGTTTTTTGACGATGTTTCAAAAGAACGCTGCAAGACTTGGTTCGACGTTTGGGTTAAATGAAGAATTTGTCATCGCTAAATATGCGACGAAAAAGGGCTATAAAAATTTAGATAAAAAAACAAAAGGGGAAGTAAAGGCGATTATAAAAGATTACTCGAAAAATCAGAATCCCCGTCTATACGAGAAAATGAAAAAAGAAAATTTTGACTGGTATAAGTACGAGTAGAGAAAAAAAGAGGTGTAAGTGTTGGGTGGCAGAGGTGCGAGTTCTGGCATGAGCAAAAAAGGCAAAAAGTATGGTACAGAATATAAAACTTTACATAAAGTAGGGAATATTAAGTTTGTTGTTCAAAATGAGCAGGGCTCACAAAAAGCGCCGATGGAAACTATGACCGAAGGTAGAGTGTATGCATTAGTTGATAAACACACAAACAATTTAAAGAGTATTACTTACAATGATACAAAAAATAAACGCAATAAACAGATAGAACTAGATCATGAACATAAAAAAATGATTCCTCATGTTCATCACGGTTATTTTCATAATGAATATGAAGTAAGTAAAAAAGGTGGCACGAATCTAACAACTAAAGAGAGGAAAATGGTTGATAGAGTGACGAAAGAGTGGTATAATTTTAATAGAAAACGCAAGGGATAGTATAGAAGGAGTACGCCTTGATAGAGGAAGCTACGGTGCGAATCCGTATCATTGCGTTGTATTTAACCCCTTAATTGGGGTTTTTTGTTGTCGAAATAAAAACGACAATCCCTCTTTTAGAATATAAAACGAAGTCATGAGTAAAAAACTTGTGGCTTTTTTAATTTGAAAGGAGGTAAGAATTGCCTAGAGATGGAACAGAAAACTTGATTCCAGTTACCGAGCGAACCAAGGAAGAAGCAAGAGAAATTTCACGAAAAGGCGGTATCGCCTCCGGGAAAGCTCGAAGGGAAAAAGCGGACTTAAAAAAGAAAGTCAATGAGATTTTATCGATGGATGTTTTCAGTCCGCAACTCAAAGAAACGCTAGAAGAAAAGGGCTTGAGCGCTACAAACCAGACGGCAGTCGTGACGGTTCTTTTGCAAAAAGCCTTAAAAGGTGATATGCGAGCGATTGAGCTTTTAGCTAAGATGAACGGGAACGAGGGCACGAAAGACAGCCTTGATAAGAAAGAACAAAAAGAACGCGTCAAGGCAATGCAGCTCGAAAACAAGAAACGCGAGCAACAACTCGAGGGTGGCGTTGCGTCCGAAGATATCATGGCTGATTATTTTGATAAGTTGGAAGGAGTGATTCAAAATGACTCTTGACCGGCTTTATACGGACAAACAAATTAAAATCTTGAGGCGTTCCCTTGCCCGTGATTGGTACATGATGATAAACCACGGGGCGGTACGGGCCGGAAAGACAAAACTTGACAACGATCTTTTTTTAATGGAATTGAAACGCGTTAAAAAGAACGCTGCAAAAGTCGGGGTTCAAACTCCTATGTATATCTTAGGAGCTGTATCGTCCGGAACACTTCAGACGAATATCTTACGCGAAATTACGGACGCTTACGGGCACGAATTCCAGTTTGATAGACACGGAAATTTCACGCTTTTCGGGGTGTATGTCGTTACGACGTTTACGGGCTCGATAGCGGGCTTGAAAGCTATTCGTGGTATGACAGCCTTCGGAGCTTACGTCAACGAGGCGACACTTGCGAATAAGGAAGTATTCGACGAAATTTTAAAACGTTGCTCGGGATACGGTGCGCGTATTATATGCGATACCAACCCGGACCATCCGAAACATTGGCTTAAAGTTGATTATATCGACAAAGCTGATGGTGAGAAAATACTTGCCAATCATTTTACAATTTTTGATAATACATTCTTGAATCAACGATATGTCGATAACTTAATCGCAACGACTCCTTCCGGTATGTTTACCGAACGCGGTATCTATGGCCGTTGGGTGATTGGTGAAGGTGCGGTATATCGTGACTTTAAAGAGGATATGTATGTCACGAAAACGCCCGAACATTTCGCGAAAATTTATGCGGGCGTTGACTGGGGGTATGAACACTGGGGCTCTATCGTGGTCGTCGGGCAAACCGAGACCGGCGATGTGTATATTTTGGAAGAACACGCTTACCAATATAAAGAAATTGATTTTTGGGTGGACCTTGCAAAAGATATCAAGGCGCGTTACGGCGATATATTCTTTTGGGCTGATAGTGCACGCCCCGAACACGTCGGACGATTTAACCGCGAACGGCTCAAGTGTTTTAATGCGTATAAGTCGGTATTATCTGGGATTGAAGAAGTGGCGAAGCTCATGAAGGGCGGTCGCTTTTTTGTTGCTTCAAATAAGGTACGCAAGTTCAAAGATGAAATATATCAGTATGTTTGGAACGAGCGAACGGGCGAGCCGGTCAAAGAGCATGACGACGTTCTGGACGCGGTAAGATATGCGATTTATTCGCAACACGTTTACGATACGAGCAGCACAGTAAAAGAACGTATGGCAAGCGCTCAATACTATTTCTAAAAGGAGGAATGAAAGAAATTGAAATTCTTAAAAGGACGGCGTTTTGACGAGAGCGCCAACCGTCAATTCATGATGACAATCGAAGACTTTGAAACAATCGAATTTGAAAGTCAGAAATGGATTGCACGGCTGAAAAATTTTGTCGGAACTCACCGAGCGGAACAACTGGACCGCTTGAAAGAACTAAAACGGTATTATCTAGCTGATAATAATATCAAGTATCGCGACGACAAAAGCGATCCATACAGCGCAGATAATCGAATCGCGAGCGATTGGGCGAAATATATTACTGTTTTTGAACAAGGGTATATGCTGGGGAATCCGGTCGAATATAAGAACGAAAACGCGGAAATTCAAGCCTTAATTGATAATTTTAGCAAACAAAACAACGAGCAAGAGCATAACGTGGCTATTAAAACAGACTTAGCTATTTATGGTCGTGCTTATGAATTGCTAAATACGTTTAAAGACGAGGACGAAAGCGTTTGGGTGAAATTGTACCGAATGAACCCGGAACAGACTTTTGTCATTTATGATGATAGTTACGAGCAGCGCTCTTTGATGGCAGTCAACTATTACTCTATCAGTTACGGAAACGGTCACAAGCGCGATTTCGTCAAAGTCTATACAGACGACGCTATATACGAGTATGTGGACGATAATCAGGAAGCGGACACGCTTCGACTGAAAGAGAAAAGCGAGCATTTCTTTAATGGCGTACCGGTGAACGAGTTTAGCAATAACACAGACCGAACCGGAGCGTTTGAAGCCGTGCTTGACTCTATCGACGCTTACGACTTATCGCAATCCGAACTTGCTAACTTCCAGCAAGATAGTAACGAGGCTTTACTGGTTATTTCGGGCAATCCGTTTACCGGGGTTGAAGATAAGGACTTTTTAGAAGATGGTCGAATCAATCCGAACGGTCGATTGGCTGTTTCGCAGTCGTTCAAGAAAGCAAAAATCTTGGTTCTTGACGATAACCCGATTCCTGGAGGTTCGTCGCCTTCTGCTCACTATCTTGTTAAAACATACGACACAGCTGGAGCTGAAGCCTATAAAGAACGTTTAGTAAATGATATTTTACGCTTTACGTTCACGCCGGACACAACCGATAGCAATTTCGCAGGCACGCAGTCAGGCGAAGCGATGAAATATAAGATGATGGCGGCGGATAACTATCGCGGTAAGCAAGAGCTTTTGTTTGAAAAAGGGCTCATGCGTCGCTTACGTCTAGCGGTCAATATCTGGAAAATTAAAGGGAACGATTCCGGCAATTATAACCTTATCAATCAGACCGATATCGTATTCACTCCGAACCTTCCGCAAAACAATAATGAAATGGTGGCAATCGTTAAGAATCTTTACGGCGTGGTAAGTGAGCAGACGATTGTCGAAATTCTTGAGCGCGTGACTGGAGTCAATGCTGAAACGGAATTGAAACGATTGAAAGAAGACACGGAAAAGGCGCTTGAAATGTTACCACGAATCACACAAGAAAACGAGGTAGCGGATGAACAAACTGAAGAAGCTAACAAGCCATGATGAATACTGGACGGGACGTGCTCGAGAAATATTTGAGTACGTTGACCGAAAAGATATTGATTTTTTTGCTGAGTTAGAAAAAACTTATCGGGCGCAGTCGGTGAAGCTACAAAGAGCGGTTTTTGACTTTTACACAAAATACGCTGAAGATCACGAAATGACCTATCAAGACGCTATGAAACGATTGAGGGGTGAAGATTTAAGTGATTATGTGGAAAATGCTCGGAAGTATCGCGAGAAAGCTGAAAACGATCCGGAATTATTGAACCGATTAAACGAGCAATATTCGGCAGCTCGAGCACTTAGGATTGAAGCCTTACATGCCGAGGCGGTATATCGCGCTGGCGTGCTTGCTGGGGCACTTCATAAGAGTTTTGAAAAGTATCTATACGACGTTGCGGAATTTGCTTATAAAAAGGCACACGGTGGGCGTGCGGGCGCGGTCAATCGTCCAGCATTTGAAGAAGTTATCAAGACACCATTCAACGGCCGGAACTATTCCGAGCAACTTTGGGGGAATACTGACACGCTAGCAGATAGCTTGAAGAAGGTTTTCCGTCAAGGCTTCATTCGTGGAGATAGTCCTCATGAAATGGCGCGAGAAATCCGAAAAGAATTCAATGTGGCGCGCTCAAGGGCTGAAACATTGATTCGGACTGACGCGACGGCAGTCATAAACCGCGCAACTATCAAGCGATATAAACGCGAAGGTTTGAAGTATTATCGGATTTTAGTCGTTTTAGACAATCGGACGACTCAAATTTGCCGGCGAATTGCACAAGAGGACAAATTATATAAACTCGAGGACGCGCAAGTCGGGGTTAATATGCCCCCGTTTCATTATAATTGTCGTTCTACTATTATGCCGGATGAAGGCGAATTGAACGGTGAAGAAGTAGAAGGAATGCTTGAAGACGCTAGCGATAAAACAAAAGCGCTTTTCAGAAATAAAGATTCGAATAAGCGACGTCCGATAAATATAGCAAGACAAAATCGTTTGACTAGAGATTTTAGGAAAAAAGGAGGCGTGATTTTCCAAAGTCCAGCGGGAGATCAATATCTGAAGAAAATTGGCGCAGCTGCTATAAATTACAACGAGAAAACTATTTTCCTGAATACCAAACCGACAATTTCAGAAGTTTTGGAAGAATTATATCATGCAGAACAGTATAGAAACGGAAAAATTGATCCAAACGATTACATTAGTAAAATAAAAGCTGAAATAGACGCGCAAAACTATTTACTTTCGGTAGAAAAGAGGTATAATATACCTAGAAACGAAAGTGAACAAACGAAGAAGAATCTGAAATATTGGAAGGAGGAATTAAAAAAATATGAAGATTAAACATATTTTACAATTACCATTCGGGACGTCTGTTAATTTAGATAAAAATATCCCCGAATCCGGAGTGGTAGGCAAGTCTTTGACTGTTGATTTTGAAAATTACTATAAAGTCTTGGGAACTCCAACAAACATTTTTTCAGAGGTCTTGATTTCAAAAACGGAAACTTTGAGGGAAGGTCAAAAAGTTTATTTTGTATAAAATAAGCACTTAGATAATAATCTAGGTGCTTTTCTTTTGCTCAAAATAGGAAAGGAGAATGATGATTAGTATTTGGGATCTTGTTTCATTTACCGCGGGTCTGATCTGCTTTGCGATCTTGGTATTGGTGGGGTGGTCCATCATTGCCGGTCTGATCGCTGGGATCATGAAAGCGATAAAGAAACACACAAAATAGATCGGAGGTGATCCGGTATCTTGACAAGCGGGAATAGACCGCTTTTTTTGTTGTCCAGACTATGCGGAAGACTTTAAAAGCTGCATTGTTTCGCCGCCGGGCGTAAAACGAGAATATCGATTGATGGCGTAACCATCGGAGGAAAACAAATGTCAGAAAATACACAAGCAACCGTTGAAACTGAAGCACTTGAGCAAGACGTCACTCAAGAAGAACAAGTTGAAACTAAGCAAGAAAAAACGGAACGTACTTTTACACGGGCAGAAATTGGCAAAATGCTAGCGGCTGAACGTGCGAAGTGGGAAGACGAACAAGCGGAAATTATCGAACAAGCGAAAAGCGAAGGTGAACGCTTGGCGAAAATGACAAAAGACGAACGTGCAAAAGAAGAAGAAGCGCGACGAATTCAAGCAATCGAAGAACGTGAGCGCGTACTTGCAGAAAAAGAAATGCGAGTAGCAACTCAAACGCTTTTGAGCGAGGAAGGATTGCCGGTTGAATTCTTGGATTTTGTTATTTCTGAAACGGCGGAAGTCACCAAAGAGAAAATCGGGCTATTGCGTTCGGTATTCGATAAAGCAGTAGAAAGTCGCGTCGATGAACGCTTGGCACAGAAAGCACCACGAAAAGGTACGGGACCAGTATCGCTGACAAAAGCTGAAATTATGGCAGTAGAGGACGACGAACAACGTCAAGCCTTAATTGCTGCAAACATTGGACTATTTAAAAATTAGAAAGGGCTAAAATATGGCTGAAAATAAATTAACAACTATGAACGACTTAGGCGAAATTAAGTCTATTGATTTTGTCAACAAATTTTCTAAAAACATTAACGACTTGCTCCGTCTTTTGGGCGTAACACGTCGTCAAGAATTGACAAATGACCTTAAAATTCAAACGTACAAATGGACGACTGATATCGATAACACGGTAACGGCTGAAGGTGAAACAATTCCACTTTCAAAAGTAAGTCGTGCGAAAGATCAAGAATATACTGTAACATGGTTCAAAAAACGCCGTGCGGTAACTGCTGAAGCTATCGCCCGTCACGGTGCGTCACGCGCAATTTCTGAAGCTGATACACGTCTTCTTCGCGAAATTCAAAATGGAATCAAAGACGACTTCCTAGCTTACCTTAAAAAGACTAAAACTAAAGTAAAAGGAAAAGGCCTTCAACAAGCTCTTGCGAATAGCTGGGGCAAATTGAGCACTTTCAACGAATTTGAAGGTTCTCCGCTTGTATCATTCGTTAGCCCGCTTGATGTAGCTGAATACCTTGGAACAACAGCCGTTGCGTCTGACGCCTCAAATGTTTTCGGATTTACACTCTTGCAAAACTTCCTCGGTATGCAAAACGTTATCGTTATGCCATCATGTCCGCAAGGTAAGATTTACACGACAGCAGTCGAGAACTTAGTATTCGCTTATCTAAACGTTGCTAACGGTGACTTGGGCGGATTGTTTGCAGACTTCACAGATGAAACTGGCGTAATCGCTGTAAGCCGTGACCGTCACTTGAACAACCTTACTTTTGAATCTGTATTCTTTGGAGCTAACGTTCTTTTTGCTGAAATTCCAGACGGCGTAGTTGAGGCTACAATCGAAGCGCCAACAGTAGTACCTGGCGGATAATTAAGAGGTAAACGATGGCAGCTATTGAACTAGAAAAAGTAACGAAAGAAATTCGTTTATTGAAAGGAATTCCGGAAAGCGACAAAGAGCAAGACGAACTTTTGGCCTTAATTGTAAAGGATAGTTTCGAGCGTATTATCGCGTTCGTCAACCGCTTTTCGGACTTTCCATTGGCAGAATTGCCGGATAGCGTGAGTTATATTCTTCGTGATGTGGCTGTCAGTCGATTTAACCGCTTAAACTCTGAAGGGGCAACCGCTGACAGCGAAGAAGGCCGGAGTTTTACTTGGGAGGATAGCTATCTAACAGATGATAACAAGGCTATTTTGGAAAGCCTAGCAATCAAACACCGCGCCCGTGGAATCGCTAGATTTATTTAAAAAGGGGGCGCGTATGATTTATAGTGATCGCGTTGTTTTGATTTTTGAGACACGTCCGAGCGATGAATTATTCGAGAAAACGGGAAAGCGTAAGAGTTCCCCAATTCCTTGTATGAAAAATGACTTGTCAAACTCTGAAATGATGGGGCTTTTTGGTAAGTACGACTTCGACGCGTTCAAGTTGCATTTACAAGGTATTCATAAGGATTTTTCCGAAGTGATTTACAAAGGGCGTAAGATGGAAATCAAAGGCAAAAGATACCATCATAATAGCACGGTGATTTATTTATGAGTTTTACTTATAAAGTCAAGGGGCTCGATAAGTTCATTCGTCGCGTACAAGGTAAACCAAAACAGGCAAGACGGGCAGTAAGCGCGGAGCTTCAACGTTCGGCCTTACGGGTTGAGCGTAAAGCTAAAATGAAAGCAGCAGTAGATACCGGATTCATGCGAAACGGTATCTTTGTTTCTCGTTTAGGAATGTTACGATACAAAGTAACGTCCCCGGCTGGTTATTCCGTCTATGTGGAACTTGGAACGCGTAAAATGAAGGCACAACCTTTCCTCGGTCCGGCATTGAAAGAAGAAAGTGAGGTTCTATTCAAGAACCTTCACAAAATGTTTAGGAGGTGATTTATGACTTTTGAAACACCTTCAGTAAAAGCGCTAGCGAATATTCGCGAAAAATTGAAGCCATTAGATATTCCGATTTACTTTAATCTTCCAGAACCGGAAACGCTAGAGCCGTTTATCGTTATCGGTCAAACGAGCTCTGACACCTCGAAAACAGTCCAAACGGGGCTTATTATCGAGGATTTAGGCGTTCAGGTGGATATATTCCTACCGGGCGATGAAAGTCGCGGAGAGGTCGAAAGAGTGCGCTCTGAAGCTATCAGGCGTATCGGAAGAAATTCGAGAATGGCTACAAATGTTTTGAAAGATAATACAGTAGGCCGAGAGGTCTATCATATCGTTTTAAATTTAACAGAAATAATTTATTAAAAAAGGAGTTTTAAAATATGGGTGAAGCAGAAGACAAGGCAAAAATTAAAATTACGATTGCGAAGCCAATCGTAGGTAAAAAAGTATTTTACTTTATTCAATCAATTCACGCAGAAAAAGGCACGGGAGCAATGCTTCCGGCTTATCGTAAAGATGGTTCTACCACAATGGGCGGTGAATACATCGACGAACAGACACAACAAGGGCGTTTGCTTGAAAAAGCAACCGACGAGCACTCTATCGAGTTGACTCAATACTTTGCACCAAAAGATCCATCAGTTCAAGTTATCTTGGACGCTCAAAAAACGGGTGAATCAGTCAAAATCTGGCGTGTTATCGTTGACGAAAGCGTAAAAGACACGTCAACTGGTAAAGACACTTATCCAGCGCAATTCGGTTACGGTAAAATCACAGACGATATCGAATTTGACGACGCGATTGATGGATTTACTGAACTTAACTATACAGTCGGTATCGTTGGACGTCTTCGCGATGGGAAATTCCCACTTTCAACGGACGAAATCAATATGCTTAATGAAGTATATGATTACCAAAATCCAGGCGAAACAACTGGCGATTACAACAACATCACACGCTAATTTTTCAAGCAAGAGGGCCGTCAAAAGCCCTTTTGCTTTTATTTTTTTAACTAAAAGGAGTATAAACTATGGAATTTACAGTCGGAAGCCGTGCAATCGAAATTAAATTTGATTATATGCTTATGTTTAAAGTCAATCGTGAATTATCAAGTCGCGACGAGAACGGACAACCAAACGAAGACGGCGTAGGCGCTTTATTCCTTCGAGTAGTTGAGCGTAACGATTCGGCTCTGGTTGATTTAATCAAGCTATGCGCTTTTAAGAAAGCAAAAGCTGTATCAGAAGAGGAAGCGTTGACAGCTATTTCTGCAAAATTGGAAGAATTGGGCGCAACAACTACCGAGCCTATCTTTAAAGCTATTGAAGAAGAAATGGTGGATTCAGGTTTTTTCAACGAAAAAGTTTTGAAGTATATCGAGAAGCTCGAATTGGCCTTGAAGTATTTGAAAGCGAAAGCGGAAACAGCGCAAGATCAAGCGACGGCACAATTCCAGATCGAGCAAACGGAAGCTCAAATTGGAAGGTTGAAGAACGCAATCTCTTAATCGAGTGCGCCCGTTTAGGTCTAACAGATACACGAATCATTTATTCTTGCAGTAAAAGGGAGCTTGACGCGATTCGTGAAGGCCTATACTATCGCAGTATTGAAGAAAGAGAAAATCTTGTCGAGCTTGCCTTTAATTTACGATACACACTTAACGCGAAAAAAGCGGAAGTAAGTAAATTGAGCAAGAAAAAGGACCGCGATAAAGTTAGACGCCTATTCAGTCCAAAAGACAACGACAAGAGGAATAACGAGGATTTACTCGCAAAAATCGAACGATTGAACGAGCATTTCCGAAATAGACATTAAAAAAAGAAAAAAAGGAGGTGAAGTGATGGCTTTTGATGGATCAATCGAAGCTCTTATTGGTGCGGATTTAACCGAATATGATAAGGCGATGAACGAGGTCGTGAATTCAACTAAAAAAGCGTTTGAAACAGCGGCACAATCAGCTTCAAAAAGTGCTAATCAGATGATTCGTGAAGTCGGGGAGTTGATGAACCGGCTAGCAAGTAGCAACCAATCAATGGGTTCTAAAATCGGTCAAGGGCTCACCGGGGGCGTGAAAATCGCTATGGGTGAGCTTCAGCGTATCGCTTCTAACATTGGCGCAAAATTGCCCGAACCCTTGAGGAACGGACTTATCCGTTTATCAAATGATATAAAAGGCATTTTTGGAACGATGAAAAATGAAGTTTTGTCGTTCGGTTCAAAAGTTAATTCAGGGTTTAAAAAAGCGTTTAGTTTTGATATCGCAAACGCGATAAAATCACCAAAGAGCGCTTTTGCAGAAATGGCGAACAGTATCGACTCGATGGCGACACGAATCAGCTCAAAAGCTCATTCAATCGGTTCGGTATTTGCGAATTCTGCTCAAAATATGAGTGGACCTTACAAGTCCGCGTTTAATGACATTGCCAATAGTTTAGCAGCTTTCGAGGCTCGCGTTTTATCGGCAGCGCAACGAGTAACAAGCTCGCTCGGTCAAAGTGTTTTAAATCCTATTAATTCGTCATGGTCTAGCTTGTTTTCGGGCTTGACGACTAAAGTAAACAGCTTCGCGGATCGAGTTAGTAACTCATTCGGTGGGCGTTTACTATCAGCAACGAACAAGCTCGCGACACAAGTTGGAGGGACGCTCGGAAATGCGTTTCAAACAACCGGGCAGAAAGCTGTTAGTGCTTTAACTGGAATTGTGAGCCATACGAACAGCGCTACAAGTGCTTCTAGTGGTTTATTAAAGCAAGTTATCGGAGTCGCTGCTGCATATAAGGCTTTTGATCTTGGAAAACAAGCAATCAAGAGCACGGTTTCAAAAGCGGCCGAGTTCGAGGCTAAAATGAGCAATATCAAGGCTGTTACTGGCGAAAGCGAAGAAACGATGAAGAAATTCAACGACGCAGCTATTAAAGCCGGGGCAGACACAGCCTTTTCAGCAGCGGAAGCAGCGGACGCCGTGGGCGAACTTGCCAAAGCTGGGGTTTCCACGCAAGACATCCTAAACGGTGGGCTTACCGCGTCGCTTAACTTGGCAACTGCTGGGGAGCTCGACTTGAAAGAAGCGGCGGAAATTACTTCGACAGCCTTAAACGCGTTCAAACGTGACGGTATGACTGCAACACAAGCAGCAGACCAACTAGCGGGAGCAGCGAACGCTTCAGCGACAGACGTCCACGAATTGAAGTACGGGCTCTCTATGGTTGCGCCGGTCGCTTCAGGGCTTGGCTTATCATTCCGTGATACCACAAACGCCCTCGCAGTATTCGCGCAAAACGGACTTAAAGGCTCAGACGCTGGGACATCGCTCAAGACAATGCTTATGAACTTGCAACCGACAACAAAAGGGCAATATAAAGCAATGCAAGCCCTCGGAATCATTACCGAGGACGGAGCGAACCAATTCTTCACAGCAGAAGGAAAAGTAAAATCATTCGCGGAAATTTCTCAAGTTTTGAAAGATAAGTTGGGAAATTTAACGGACGCAGAAAAACAAATGGCCTTGAAGACGTTATTCGGTACGGACGCAGTGCGTGCTGCAACTATCGCAATGAACGAGGGAGCAGATGGCGCAAATAATATGCAAGCCGCTATCGATAAAGTCACGGCTTCACAAGTAGCAGCAGAAAAATTGAACAACTTAAAAGGGGCTATTGAGGCCTTGAATGGTTCATTTGAAACGTTGCAAATTAAGGTCGGGACAGCAGTCTTGCCGCTGCTTACAACGTTAGTAAAATACGTTGATAAGCTAGTGGATAAAATTTCCAAATCAAAAGGCTTGCAAACTTTCCTAGACGCTATAAACTCATTGAATCCAGCTCTTAATCAGTTTTTGAACGGAACAAAAATGACCGAGGAACAAGTGGGTAAATTTCGAAGTATAATGGTTAGTTTACAACCGGCCATTATAGGCTTAGTTGGTGCTTTTGCGTTCGGCCCGGCGGTTAGCAATCTTACCTCACTCTCTAAAGGCTTGGGGTTTGCTGCTTCTAAAACGCTAGAATTCGGAAGTGCTTCTTCTGGGGCATTAAAAACGGCTAGCGGTTTAGTTTCTAACTTCGCAGGCAAAATGATGGGAATCCCGGGGGCTATCGGAAGTGCTGCTTCACAAGGTCTTTCGATTTTAAGCATGATGACAAGCGGGATTTCTTCAGTTATGGGAGTCGCTCTTGCTGCTATTGGTCCAGCGGCTATTCTCGGGCTTGTTGTCGCCGGTTTAGGTTTGATCAATTGGCAATTTGGCCATCAAATAGATCAGTTACTAAATACGGTAACGACTAAAGGACCACAAATTATTCAAAATCTTGTTTCGGGTATCACGTCAGAAATTCCGGCATTTATCACTTCCGGTGCGGACTTAATCGCAAAACTGGCGCAAGCCTTTGCGACAATGTTTCCGGTGATTGTAAACGCTGGGATTCAGCTTATCGCTAGCTTAGTGGAAGGCGTGGGACAAAATGCCGGCTCTTTGATATCTTCAGCGATAACAATAATCGGAACGCTTGTAAATACGTTATTATCAGCATTACCACAGTTGATTTCTATCGGTATGCAATTACTGGTAAACGTGACACAAGGAATTTTGCAAAACATCCCGCAGTTACTCACAACAGCGCAACAAATTGTAACGAACTTTATCAATAACTTGCAAGCAAATTTCCCTCAAATTTTAGAACAAGGGATTCAAATTTTAATGAATGTCGTAAAAGGTATCGTTCAAGCGTTACCGACAATTATTCAGATTGCGACACAAGTTATTGTCGGATTCATCCAAACGATTATCCAAAACTTGCCGGCTATCTTGCAAGGTGGTATTCGTTTAATTGTTACATTGGTTCAAGGTTTAATTCAAGCCTTACCACAGATTGTACAATCTGGCGTACAAATTATCGGGCAGTTAATCACAGGAATCGTTCAGGCCTTGCCTCAACTGGTGATGGCCGGGATTCAGCTTATCGTTCAGCTTGTCGCGTCTATTATTACGGGCTTACCAAAGATAGCCGCAGCAGCGGGCGAAATTATCATGGGGTTCGGTAAAGCAGCGCTCGAGTTCATTCCGAACGCGCTTAAAGGCGTAGGCGAAGCAGTAGGGAACTTCTTCGGTGGTCTTTGGGACTTTATTTCCGGTAAGTCTGAAGAAGGCGGAGCGAAGGTTCAAGCGGCAATCAATACGACGTCAGATAATATCGAAGCTCGAAGCGGAACGACAACGGCTAAAATTACCGCGGACGCGTTCCTTGCGAATACGGGCGTAAGTACAAATTACCAACAAATGCAGTCGAGCGTTAGCACGTCCACAGACGCTATGTTAATGGACGTCAACAATAATATGCTGGGTATTACCAATAGCGCTACAACGCAGACTACGACAATGCAGCAAAATGTTTTGTCAAACTTTGGTCTTATGAATGCAAACGGGACTTTGCAAGCTCAACAATTCGCAACAAATAGCGACTTAGCGTTTACTCAAGCGCAAACAAACGCGACAGCGCAAACTAGCGCCATGAGTTCAAACGTTGTTTCAAATGTTAGTGATTTAAACGCGAACGCAAGCTATCAACTAGATCAGTTGCTTAATAACGCCAACGCAAGTACGGCCGGAGTATCGACTACCGCGAACACGAACGCTTCTATTGCAAATTCTGGAGTTGTTTCCAATTTCCAACAAATGCAAGCGGGCGCAACAGCCGCAACCAATACGTTAGCAACAAGCGCGGAATCTGATTTCAATCGCGTTTCACAAAGCGCGGAACAATCAAGCGCGCAGTTATCGCAATCGATTGCGAAAAATTATCAAGAAATGCAAAATACAGTTGAGAAAGCTATGCAAGCAACGGCTCAAGCGGTTCAAACTGGACTTGATAAAATTTCACAAGTTAGCAATCAAAGCGGTTCGCAGATGGCTAAAGCGTTCAATGATACGTTTAGCAATATTACGACAAGCGCAGCTAGTGGAATGAACTCTTTTGTTAGCACGATACAAGCTGGACTTTCTCACGTTATGTTGCTAGCTTCTAGTGCGAACAATAACATTACCGCAACGTTCAGATTCCTTCCGGCCTTATTGAACTTAGTCGGATATAATGCTGGAATTGGTTTATATAATGGACTGGCTTCAATGGCTGGGGCTCTGTATTCACTAGCGAATAGTATTGCTTCAAATATTGCGGCAACCATGCGGTCAGCTCTCTCTATTCATTCACCATCACGGGTTATGAGTAAGATAGGGGGATTCACGGGTGAAGGACTCTATAACGGTATGTCTAGCTGGGTAAAAGATATTTACGATGTATCGAAACAATACGCGCAAGCTATCACAGATCAAGATTACCAAACAAATAGCGTACTCACCACATCCGCAAGCGTTACAAGTGCGGGCGTTCGTTCTTCACTTGAAAACTTGAGCGACGACGTTAAAAACTCACAATTATCTGAACGGAAATTTGAAGTCCATAACGAAATTGTGGGCGACAAGATTTATACAACTATCAAAGAGAAAGACGCTAGAAAACAAGCACTTTCTGAATATTTCGCGTAAGGGGGACTCATGGATTTATTGATTGAAAAAGACGGTCAGGCTCGGAGATTGTCCGAGCTGGGCTTATATAATATCGCGGTCGATGATTCTTCCCCGGCCGTGGATATTTCAACACGAACGGTAAAAGGTCGCAATGGTCGGATTTTCGACGGCTTGACCTATACTGAAAAAACAATAGAAGTAAAAGCAAGGCTTACCGTCCCAACGATGGAAGCCTTTTTTGATAAAAAAGACGAATTAAACCGGTACGTCTTGGGGGATGATGGTTTTTACATTACCAAAATGCACCCCGAACGCGACGATTTATACGAGTTCGAGTTAGCCGGACAAACAACGGGCGAATTGAACCTCGGAACGACACCTCATAGAGCATGGAAATATCGTTATAAGGTCGTCAATAATGGTTCGGTTGAATATGAGTTTATCGGAAAATCTTCCGTTGGCTTGAAGTATAACGTTTCTTTTGGTTTTGTGACTTCGGAATTACCGTATGGTGAAACAGTACCGAAGGATATCATACTTTCAACAAATAGTTTTGATTATGCGGGGACGGCTACACTTAGTCAGTTAGAAGTTCCATTTATCGTAGAATTGACAGCAAACGCTCAACAGACGAATTTCTTTCTTGAGATTGACGGGCGACGGTTTACATACAATCACGCCCAAACGCCTATCCAATCAGGCGACAAGTTAAAACTAAAAGGGATAGAAACTCAATTATTTACTGGTTCTACTGGTAATAATGTCAATAATCGGACAAATTTCGAGTATTTCGTGATTAAACCAAAAGCGAATAAGAAAATCCCGTGGTCTTCAAATTTTAAAGGCACAATCAAGATAATCGGATTTAAAGAGTTATACAAATAGGAAGGAGGGAGAACATTGCTTACATTTTATAATGAGCACGGCGAAGGTTTCGGAGCACAAGTTGAATTCACGGTCAAAAATGCCGTAAATGGTGAGCGTTCTGTTTCAGGGACTATTATTTCAAATGATAGAGTTTTATCTGGAATCGATAGGGGCTGGAAGTTTGAACTTGACGGTGAATTTTATACTATCGTTTATGCGAAACCTCAAGACCAAGGGCAAAATCTTTCCGTTTCCTTCGACGCCGTTCACCAATTCTTTTACGACTTCGGGCACTCGAACTGTTATACCGAATTCAATGGATCACATCGTTTTGAAATGTATATTGAAGCCATTTTCAAAGATAGCGGTTATCGATATCAGATTGAGCCAAGCGTAAGAGTGAATTCTATTCGTAAAGAGAATTTCGGAAATGCCAAGCGCTTAGAAATGTTTAAAGATATTATTAAAGCTGCTGGGCTCGAGTTTTCAGTTTCCGGAAAAGTCATCTTGATTACTAAAAAAATCGGCGCGGACTTGTCAACGGTCGTCCGAAAGAATTTCAATATGAATGAATTAGTGATTGAAAAAAACATTAACAAGTTCATTACATATAAACGTGGCCTTGGAGCTTGGAAGGATGAAGAAGACCATAGCAAGGGACGATATACGTCCGAATATGAAAGTCCACTTGCTCGTATCTATGGACGTATCGAAGGCGAACCGGTAACGGATGAACGTTATAAAGATACTGGCAAGTTATTAGAACGCTTGAAATACGACGTGGATAACTCATACTCGATATCAGTCCAGCTCGATATGGAAGATTTAACCCGAGCCGGCTATCAATATACGCAACCGCGGGCGGGCGATTATATTATGGCTATTAACGAAACGATAGGATTCCGTGAAAAAATTCGGATTGTTTCGTTTGAAAGTTCTTATGACGTCACGGGGCGCTTGATTAACCATAAAGTGACTTGTAATGATATCGGAAGCGTTCAAAAACAAATAAGCTCCGAAGGTTCAATCATTCGCAGCGTGGGACAAAGTAAGGAATTCGCAGAAAGCGCTCTGGCGGTCGCTACAAAGGCGCTTGTTAGTGCGGATGGCAAGAATACGGTCTATTATGGCGCAACTAAACCAAAAGACGAGCCAATCGGAACAATAAGGCGTGGTGATATTCTTTACTTGACAGCTGGCGAAGATACAGAAATGTATATCTGGACCGGGGCGGAGTGGGAGCTTAAAAAATTAAAACTTGATACAACGGAACTTGAAAAAGAATTCGATAAAGTCAAGAAAGCAGCAGAACGAGCAAGCGCAGAAAGCAAAGCAACAGCAGAAGAAGCCTTAAAAAAGGCTGGAGCAAGCACTGATTTAGCATTTAAAGCCAAAGCGCTCAGCGATCAAATTTTAGGCGACGTGAACACGTTTAAGAGTGATTATCGTGCCGATTTAAACGGAATCAACCTAAGAATCGCTCAGACGACTGCAAACAACGCTCAAATGTTCAGCGCGTTCACAAGTGATATAAACGGTCGCATGGCTCAAATGGCAAGCAAAGTTGACGGAAAAGTCAATCAAGCAGATTTCCAAAACGTAAAAGAAACAGCTCAATTATACGAGCGAATTTTAGGTGGCGCTGAAAACGATGTATCAAACAACGTTTCACGATTGGTTATGAGCAATCAAATTTTTCAGACGGAAGTTGGGAAATATGTAACAGATGATAATAACTTGATTGTAAATTCAATGACAATGGATAAGCATACACTTGTCAACGCTAATAGAAACGGTGTGAACGTATCAGTAAATGAGGGTGTTTTTACAGTAAAAGCCAACAGATTGACTGGTTATAACTTCAGCGGATTCACGTTACCGATTTATGTTAAAAAAATTTATCGTGGCGAAACTTACACGCTCGGATTTAAGTATCGCATTCGTGAGAAAGTTGATACAAACTTCACTTTCGTAATTAAAAATCATAAATTAAATAAAGCCTTACTATCGGCAGACATAGCAAAACCACAAGACGAGGCTGGTGTGGAGTGGTGGGAATTTCAAAAGACTTTCACGGTTCAAGAGGATTTCGCTTTTGGAGAAGATACAAACTATCCATTTTACATTTACATAGCCAAAAATGGTTGGATTGAGTTCAAAGAGCCTATATTGGTTCGTGGTTCAAAGACTGGACCGTACAAGCCAAGTCAGTTCGATGATGCTTACAAGATGGCTGAAGCGACACGGGCACAAATGACATTGCTATCTAACTCATGGTCGGTCAAAGTCTTGAATAGCCCCGGTGACGTGCTGGGTGCTATCAATTTAAATCCTGACGGTTCGGTTAAAATTAACGAGGGATTGATTTCAGTCGGAGAAAAAACTTACATCAAAGACGGCGTGATTAAAAAATCAATGATTGGTAACGCTCAAATCGGGACGGCACACATCGGAGAGATTGATGCAAGTAAAGCAAATATTATCAACATTTCAGCAAAGAACATTGTCGCAGACGGTCTGACAGCTAACATTATCAAAGGTGGAAAGCTATCGTCGTTAAATGGTTCAACGGTTTTTGATTTAAATAACGGTCTTTTGAATTCAATAGGCAAAGATTCTGGCATAGTTATCAATCGAGGAGCTTTTGATTTCGTCGATAGAAACGGTCGTGGGGTTGCTGGATATTCTGGATTTTTTAGAGATAACGGCTCGATCTACGGGGGCGGTGTTGGCTCGCACGATGGCTATGACTTTATTATTTCAACGAAGACTGGGGCAAGGCAAATGTTGCGCTTTACAGACGACAACAGAATGATTGTTTCTAGCGGAATGAATATCGTAAGTGATTCTGCAAATCCGGGTGAGTATGTCGGTATTAAATTAAAACGTTACAACCAAGGCGGTGGCTGGTGTACGGCTATTGTTAATTCAAGCGGTACGAGTGGCATTGAGTTCTATGATAACGGGAACGTTCGCTTGTTACACCACAGAACATATTGGGAACCATAATTTTTTAAGGGGATTTTACATGAACACAGCAGACAAAGTTATCAATGACCTAGCAATTCAACTCGCAAACAAAGTGATTGAATGCGCAAATTACAAGGCTTTATATGAAGAAGCACAAACACAACTTCAACAATTACAAGCAGAAAAAGAAGTAAAGGAAAAATAATATATGACATTTAAAGTAGTAAATAAATACTTGCAAGAAAGCGGCAGAACATTCGTTGCTATTCGACAAGAAGCACCATATACGGCTTTTGACCGTGTTTTGCTCGGTGACCGTACCAACGAATCAGATGAAGATTTGATTAAGGCAGTTATTGCTCAAGTAACGACTGAATTTAATCCAGCGGACGGGGTGAAGAAACTTCAAGAAGATTTGCACACACAAGCGCAACAATACGAAGAAAAACTTGAACAGAAAGATGCTAAAATTGCGGAAGTCAAAGCAGTAGCTGACTGGGCAGTATTAGCTCGTGTAACAGATGTAGATAATCCACTAGATCCAACAGTCTTCAAACGTGGTCTTGAATTGATAGACCTTGGCCAAACTGGCAAAACTTATAAGCCACAAGAAATCTTCACGCTTGTGGACCCTGGGCATGTTGAGAAGTTCCAGGAAGGACAAAGAGTCATGGTTCAAGTGAATGAAGCGTTCACTTATCAAGGACAAACACTTGAAGAACTTGCAAGCCTTGAGCAAAACGGGAAATTAGGCATCTGGAAGTGGACAGAACCGAAGAAAGAAGAACCGTCTAGCGATCTAGATACTCAACCCGTTCAATAAATCACTATTTCAGAAAAGGGGTGGTTTAATTGGAATTTTTAACTTTACTTGACAAACTCACGCCCGTTTTAATTGTGATTATTCCAAGTTATTTCTCGTTCAAAAGTACGCAAAACACAAAAGAAACTGAAAAACAAATCAATGTTTTGACCGATAAAATAGGCGACCTTGAAAAGTCAGTTAGTGAAGTTACTGAAATCGGGAAAGAAAATCGGGATAATCTTTCACTTATCGGAAAAGGCTTGCAACGGTTACAACGTTTTCGATTGCAAGAAAATTTAAAAAAAGCAATCAAACGTGGGCGGACAAGTCAGCATGAAATCGAAGAACTTTCACGACTTTACGAAAGCTACGTTGAGTTGGGCGGAAATGGTGCTATCAAAATACTGTTTGAGAAATTTCTCAAACTAGAAATCACAGAGGAAAATTAAAATGCAACAAATTAACGAAATCATCATCAATGCATCTATTAGTATTCTTGTCATTTTGATTGGAATTGCAGTCAAATCTATCAAAGAATATTTGATTAAAAAAGGCGGTGAGCAAACCGTCAAGATTGTTGAAATCTTGGCAAAAAATGCGGTCAACGCAGTTGAGCAAGTATCAGCTGAAACTGGCTACAAAGGTGAAGAAAAGCTAGAACAAGCACGAGCTAAAATCCGGGCAGAACTAAGCAAGTACAACATTAACATGACTGATAATGATTTAAACACTTTTGTTGAGTCATCGGTGAAGCAAATGAACGATGCGTGGACTGAAAAATAATTCAAGAGAACCTTTTTAGGTTCTCTTTTTACTATTTTCAAGAAAGGAGCGACATTTGAAAAAAGTCATCATCGTAAGTTTAATCACATATCTAACAAGCGAGCCGTGGCCTAACCGCTTGCCATAAATTGAACAAATTATTTATCGAAAAAACGAAAAAAAGGAACAAAAGAAAATGAAGAAAAACGACTTATTCATCGACGTATCTAGCCACAATGGATACGATATTACAGGCATTTTGGCTAACATGG